TTAAATTGATTGCGCATGTAACGCTCCATTTGTGCAGCTTGCACAGGATTAGCTTGCTGCTGAAATTTGTGAACTAAAGTTTGATAATCCATCTGATTTCTCCATTTCAATTTGCATTTACCATACCATTAGTTTTCTACATAAATGATTTGGAGTGTACTCCAAACTATCATCTTTTTTCTGTTCAGTTTGGAATGTACTCCAAGCCGATGGTAAAATATGCTTAACAACCGTTAGGAGGGATAACTAATGGATAAATATGTTCAACGGCCGCTCTATTTGGCTTTCCTTAAACGCTGGCAAAATAAGCATATTATTAAAGTCATTTCAGGAGTAAGACGTGCCGGTAAATCCACTTTATTTTATCTTTTCAGGAAGCAGCTTCAACAAAATGGAGTGTCTTTGAAACAAATTATCAGTTTGAATTTCGAAGACATGAAGTATGATGACTTGCGCAATCCACAAAAATTATACAGCTACCTGGAGCAAAAACTCATCCCTGATAAAATGAATTATATTTTCTTGGATGAAATTCAACACGTTCATGAATTTGAAAGAGTAGTCGATTCACTGTTTTTGAAAACCAATGTTGATCTATATATTACCGGCTCAAATGCATATTTTTTGAGCGGTGAGATTGCAACGCTTTTAACCGGACGCTACGTAGAGCTAAAAATTCTGCCCCTATCTTTTGCGGAATTCGTAGCTTGGCATAAACAGAATAATCAAGTTTCTGCTGCAGCCGATTTATTCAACAAATACTTAGAAAGCTCTTTTCCGTACACGCTTTTTACTGACAATAGCCAAGAACGCAATGAGTACCTGCAAGGCGTTTATTCAACAATCGTTTTAACGGATATTGTCACTCGGTTAAAGGTCAAAGATACCCCGATTTTGGAACGATTGATTCAAAATTTGTATTCAAATATCGGCAGTCCTATTTCCATCAACAAAATAACCAATACTTTAAAAAGTGCTGGCTACAATACTAGCAACAAAACTATTGACCGCTATTTAGGCGGAATTCTCGATAGTTTATTAATGTATGAGGCCAAGCCATACGATGTTCATGGCAGAAAGCTGTTAAACAGTGCCAGCAAATATTACGGCGTTGATATGGGAATTCGCCATTTATTGCTGCCAGATCACCAAGAAGATTTTGGACATATTATCGAAAATATTGTGTATTTGGAATTGCTGCGGCGCAATCAAGCAGTCTATGTCGGCTCTAGCGGTCCTTATGAAGTTGATTTCGTGGCTATCGCTTTAGATCAAACAATTTCCTATTACCAAGTCGCACTGACAACTTTGGATGAACAAGTTCTAAAACGTGAACTTAGACCGCTGCAAATGATTGAAGACTCTTTTCCCAAATATTTGTTAACGCTTGATACAATTAATTCAACTGCTAATTATAATGGCATCCAAAAGCTGAATTTATTAGATTGGCTATTAAACAAACAAAATAATTCATAATCAAAATATCCTCATCGCTACAATACGTGCGATGAGGATTATTTTTTTGTTTTTAAAGCAAATTTATGCCCGATGCTTCTTACGCAAATAAGCAACGGCCGTCACGATGATCACGATTAAGCCAGCAAATAAGAACATGTATCCCATTGGCAGCAAGAAGAAATTCTCGTGTAAAATCCCATGCTTATCAATATATTCAACCGACATCCCCTTGATGATAAAGCACAAAAATCCCATCAGCATCAAGCAGCCGCCAACAATCGCCGACACCATGTTGAACTTGGCAGTCCGATTTTCGTCAGTGTCCTTAATCAGCTTCTCAGTCATCTTGTTCATGTGCGTATCTCCTAAAATCAGCTTATCTAATGATATGTCAAAAGTTCGAGAGATCTGAATCAGCATTTCTAAATCTGGCAAATTGCGATTATTTTCCCAGTTAGAAATAGCCTGTCTGGTCACATGCAGTTTTTCTGCAAATTGATCCTGCGTTAAACCGGTCTGTTTGCGCAGGTTTTTAATTTGATCGCTAAATTCCATCGGTGACCTCTTCTCACTATTGATCTTATTAGCTTTACTGAATTAAGCAAGACAGCCATGCTTGCCCGAAAAGGACAGCGCCGCTTGCGGAGCTTTTTATCCATAGCGCTAACTCTCATGCTTTTCTCCGCGGCGACGTTCTGGCAGCATTAACGAGACAATCGGCACGATTAAATACAAATACAAAGTAACTTTAGGAATAAAAATTATCAAAATCGTTAATGGAATTAAGAACATGAATGATCGAAACAGGGCAACTTTCCACAATTGTCTTCCCCGAATACGCTCATAGTTGCCAGCCACTAAGATCAGCATGCTAAAAACTTCTACCAGGGCGTAAACCAAGCCATAAATTGCTAGTGCGATTTGCGAAGGATTTTGAATAATCCATTTAGTCATTACCGGCACAAGCGACAGGGCTAACAGCATGCAAAAATCAGCAATCATCACGCGTTTGTTGGCCTTTTCAAAAGAAGCAAAGGTGCGGTGTGCACTATACCAAAAGCTGGCTACGATAAAAAAGCTGACTGCATAGTTGCCGATTGCTTTCAAAAATGATGGCAGCGCTGTATCTGACTGCGGTGCCGGAATTTCCAACACCATGACAGTAATAATAATGGCAATGACCCCGTCATTAAAAGTTGCCAGGTGCTCCTTCAAATCACGGGCGAATTGGTCTGAAAACTGACCATGATCTTTCTTCATGAGGACCTCTCATCCTTAAGCAAAGTGTTCTTGCTTATATTTTTCAACAAATTCGGCAAAGAATGGCAGCGATAATTGTACAAACCCTCTTTGCGGAGAATTAATCAATTGAGCGTCTAATAAACGAGCCCGGTAAACCGAAATATAATTAATAGGCTTATGCAAAATTGCCTGTAGCTGCTTCATCGAAACAAGCGAGCTTTTAGCTTGGATCATCGCTTCAATAAACGCCCGATCGGTATTAGACAAGTCTAAATACATTTTTTCATAAGCATTTCTGAACAAATCTGTTTTAGAAGCCTGAATGGTTTTAGCTAAAACTTCATCATCAATCTGCAAACTGTCTTGACTATAGCGCCAAGCATAATAGCCAATTGTTTGAAAAGCATAAGCATAGCCTTTAACCGCTCGGCTCAGCTGGTCTAAAACGCCATAATCAATCTTGCGTTTGCCGCGTTTAAAAGCTGTTTCATAACTGCTGGCAATGGAGGCTTGATCTAGTGGCGACAAGTAGACACGGTTGCTGCGCAGCAAAAAAGTTAGCGTATCGTCATTTTGAACTTCAGAAATGCGGCTAGGCAGCCCCGTCATCAGCAAAGAAATATCATAGTCATCCCCAATCAGGGTTTGATATTCAGAACCAAAAGCCCGAACGTCATCGCTAATCTCAATTTCATCAATACCAATTAAAACCGACTTGCCCTGTTTCTTTAAGCGTTTCAACAGCTCTGACAGATACTCGTCATAATCGATTAGATTGCTCGCCTCCAGGGTCTGCCAAGAAAGACTGTTGCCCATTAAGCTGACACTTTTAACGCTTTTCATCAAATCAAGCAGAGATGTGCCCGTTGCCTTTTGTAAACCATGCAGCAGTTGAAACAACAAATTGCCCTGACCATTATTCAAGCGAATAAAGCACCAATTGTTTAATTGCTTCAAAGATTTTTGAACGTTTAGCAAAAAGACGGTCTTGCCAGCTCCTCTGGTCCCATACACAAGCGAAGTCTGATATTTGGCATCGTGAGTTTGTAAGCCAGTCAAATAATCAGTCAATGCCTCTTGCTGATCGATCACGATCTTCGGAAAGCGGCCAAAACTTGGCATAAATGGATTTGTCATCATCGTGTCAGTCATCGCAAATCACCTTTTTATAATTCTTTTATAAAGCATAAATTTAGTTTTATAAAGTTTTTATAATTGCTTATTTATATTTTATAATTGTTTTATAATTCGAGCAAACAAAAAAACAACTGTTCAGAGAAACAATTGTGCTTACTTATCCTGCTTTTCTGTTTGCATCGCCGTTAAAGGATATTTTTTATCTAGTTTAGGATCAACCAAATGCAACGCCAGCAATTTTTGCAACGGCGACATGAACATCCAAGCACACGCCCAGACGAGCCACAAATTATCATTATCATCGATTTGTGGAACAACAACCACGGTGATCAGCATGATAACAATAAAGATTGCATCATAAATATTTTTAAAATTTTGAAATTCAGACTGACGCCGTTCCTGCTGGTATTCAAGCTGTTCTTTAGCTGAGGCGATTTTGGCTTGCTGCTCCTGGGCTTCTTTGTGTTCGAACAAGTCGCCAACTTCAACTTGCAAAGCCTTAGCTACCAAGTTGAGCGTTGAAATACTAGCATCTTCACCAGCTTCTAATCTTTGAATGGTACGGACTGAAACTTGCGCTTGTGCTGCAAGCTGTTCCTGGGACAAGTGCCGCTCCTGCCGCAATTTTTTAATACGTGTTTTGACCATTCATCTCACCTCTGTTTGTTTAATTTATTTTAGTCTACCATGCTAAAATATCCTAACCACGACAGGCACCCGCAAAATACCCGTCAATTACCCGCCAGTCGCCTGACAGTCATTTTATGCCCTGGGAAATTTTTCAATTTGAATATTAGCAAACATTCAGGTATCATTAAACATGAAAAGAAGCCATCAGGTGCTAGCTGATGACTTCAATCGCAGTTTAGATGACTAAAGGGTTGGCTAACCAGATTGGTTAGCTTTTTTGATTATTGCATATGCTTTCGCACAATCGACAATCAGCTTGCCAATTGCAGCGATAATCAATGCGGCATTAATTGCTGCTCCTCCAGTCTGCTCCAAATTTGCATGACTCTCACCTCCGCAGTTTATCAATGTGAGGGGTTGGCAGCCATGCTAGCCTGCTGGGCTGATTCTTGCGATAGCTAATCGTTTGAAACAGCTTGGTATCAGAATATCATGGAACAAGCTAAAAAACACCGGTCGCTGACAAAAAGTCAACTGACTGGTGTTTTTGCATGCAATTAATTGACAAAAACAGGTTTACTGTCTGAATCTTAATCCTTATCGAAAAATTCATTCAGATCGTCTTTGCTTTTAATCTGCTTGACTGGCACCTGTTTGAACAGCTGACGGGCAGCTTCCATTGCTTGCTCTTTAGCGGCGGCATCTTGCTTTTTCTTATCGCTATCTTGCATGAGAATATTCCTTCCTAAGTTTGATATCTTAACAACTAGCTTATCACTTTGGCAATCTTCCTGTAGTTAATTCTTCATGATTGGTTATAGTTACCATCCTAATTCTTCGTTTATTATCGACCCGATAATAACCCACTAATAAATCGGCTAGCACATGAAATTCATGAAAACCAATCCAAGGCTCTTTTTTTAATATATGTTCAGAAAACTCAACCGGCAAAGACGTTCCCTGTTGTAAATCAGCAATAGCATCTATAATCGTCTCTCGTGCATCAACGGCATCAGTATGAGAAAGATGGAAAATTGCCTCTAAGTTATTCATTCGCTTAACGAAAGTCTTTTCCATTTTAATTTGATATTTCATCGCCCCACCGTTTACGCAAGTCATCTATGTTTTCAACTGTTTCACTAGTATCTTTAATTAGACCTAACTCTTCAGCCTTAGCTACAAGCAAGGCTTTTTCTACTTCTTTTGGCAATTTTTCTACCTTATCAAGGCTATCACGGCGATTAATTGGGAAGCGGAATCCTTTATCATAATTAAATTGAGCAATCATCATCTTTACAGCTGAAGCTGCAGTTAAACCTAATGCATGCGCATTCTTCTCTAATTCAGCTTTTTCTTTATCTTCTAGTCTAATTCCTAATTGGGCTACCATAATCATCACCTCAAATATAAGCATATTATAGCAAATACTAGTATTTGCCAGCAATTTTAAGCATTCACTTTTTGATTGATTACAAATCAATGAAAGAGCTGATTGAACTTATACCGGTAACCAAATTCGAGAAAAGTTATTGAGGAAAACAAGTTTAGGTTTCTTTAACTTCATACATATGTTTTACGCATTACATTAGTGAAACTATCAAACAATTCACTTAATAAAGGCTTAAACAACATATCAAGCCAGATTTGCTAACCGCTTTAAGTGTAAATCCATTACCTGCCGGCGCTTGCCAAACATTAGCCAAATCAGCAAAACATTGACAATTACACCAGCTATTAGTATAGACACCCAATCATTGGTCGTTATTTGCTGAATGGTCACTGAAGAATCATTGACAGAACTAGCAAAATCAGTATAAAAATGCAGCGCGATAACAAGCCATAATTGACCGGTATATAAATAAAGCAGGATAAACAGCAAACCAGAAAAAGCAGCCATAACAACTTGAAAAATAGTCACATCTAAGCTTTGCACTGTCAAATTAGTTAAGTAGAAACAACCAAACAAAATTGAGCTCAGGATAATTGTCCACAATAAACAATTTTTACTTTTACTGAATAAATTTCCTAAGCTGGCAGGAATTGCGGCCCGGCAAAGCATTTCTTCAGCAATCCCCGCTTCTAAAGCAAACAAGAGATATTTCAGTTTTTGCAGATTGCTAGTTTTCACCCAAACAGATGGAACAATGCGGCTAAAGGTCAGCAAGAATGTTAAAACAACTAGAATCACAATCACTAAGAGATTGAATCCATCACGCCAGCTGGCAATTGCGAAAGGATTACCACAACCACAACGCTTCAATAAGTACATGATTGCTAAAAAGTAAACAATCGCACCGAGCAAGCCAGTTCTGACAAAAGACAATTCAACTGGAGCGATGTTTAAAGACAGGTTGTAAAACTTTAACGGCAAGATAGCACATTGAAAAAGCCAAATCACAATCAACAAGCGCCGAAGATTATTGGTTTCTTGGCCAGCATAAAAATGCAGCAATGGGAAAAAGCTGGCAACAAAAATGGCTGCTAAGATGCAAAATAAAAGCGGCTGTAAAACATGCAGTTTTAAAACATAGCCAGTTAATGTGCCCCAACTCAGAATTAATGCGAATGGCTGCGTCAATAGCGATTCAAAAGCTTGATCTTTTCACTGTTATTTCCATTGAGAATAACCAATCCAAGCATCATCGAGATTACTAAGCTAGCGCTAAACTTTGGCCACTGAAAATTTAAGAGGCTGATAAACAGCAAAATTGCTACAACTATGGTTTGCCAATTATGCCATTTCAGCCAGATTTTTTCATTCATGATCTTTTCCTACTAAATATCCTTCCCAAATTATCAACTCATGTTAAAAGTATTATATCAAATTGCTATCGATATAATAGATAATATATTGCAATTAGATAGCAAAGCGCTTCAGAAGCTGATAAAATTAATGAAACGAAGGAGAACCAAAATGTCCATCACAGAAAAAAAGAAAACTGCTAGCGTATTTACTAGAGTTTCACCAGAACTAAAAGAGCAGGCTGAGGCAGTGCTTAATCAATTACAAATACCAATGTCAACGGCGTTAAACATGTTTTTAGAACAAATAGTCATCCAACAGGGCATTCCATTTGACATCAAACTACATCATCCCACTGTCGATTATCGCTATCTTCCGCAAGAACAATTTGATAGCAAGATTGCAGAAGGATTGGCAGATATTCAAGCCGGCCGAGCTTATACCGCTAGCCAAATTCGAGATGAGTTCAATAAGAAAAGCTAAACCATGAATGGCAATTGGAAAACAATTTATTCTAAGCATGCCAGATTAGACTTACACGAAATAGATAATTATATTAGAAATATTTTACTGGCCGAAAATGCTTCCACAAATACAATTGACGCTATTTTAAAAGAGATTGACGACCTTACTTTCTGGCCTCAGAAGCACCAACTATTCTCAACTCAGCCTTGACATGATTTAGGAATAAGATACGTTCCTGTCAAGCATTACACAATTTTCTATAAAGTAGATGCTGAGACTCATACGGTGCAAATTATACGAATTTTGTAAGGCCGACAAGATAGCATTAATGCTTTGGTTTACCACTTTGATCATTAAAAAAAATCCTAGTTACCTACATCAGGAACTAGGATTTTTGCTTTTGAATCATCCCAGCTGCAGCAAGTCGATCACCTTGCGCAGCTCTTTTTTGCGGGAATATTCATTATACGCACTCACCGCTTCAATAACTCTGCGTTCCAATTTGCTTTCTTCGGCTGACTGTTCGTCCAGCTGAAACCCCATTTCGTCCGCAAAATCTTGCTTAAATTTTTCCCAGTCCGACTTTTCAGAATTAAGCGGCGACTTCGAAGCCTCCACCAACTCATTTTTCTCAGCTTGCAAATCTTCCTGCTCAATCCCGTATTCGGAGGCTTCGTACATAATATCGATGAGCAAATCTTCCAAATAGTACAGCGTTAAATCGGTTTCGGCTACCCAGTAACCTAAAATTTCGGACTGTTCGATCAGATCATAGGCATATGGCAATGCTTGCTCGCCCTTGCTCTTCAGTTCATTTAAATAAACCAGCGCCGACGTTTCACTGCCCACGCCATCTTCAATATAACGGTGCACAAAAAAGATGCCTTGCTCTTTGCCCTGCTTAATTGGCAAAGTCTTCAGCCGCTGCAGATAATACTTCATCACGGAAAAAGCTGCGCTTTTGGCTTCGACGACATCCATGTCATCATCGCAATCAATCAAATCAATTGGATGTTTATCGTAGTAATCATCAATCAATTCGCCCTCATCAAAATCATTAAGCACTTCCTGAACTGTTCTCATAGCGGCACCTCTTTCTTCATAGCGTTAATAGTTAAACCCAGTGTAACAGAAACGTTTATTAAATAGTGACAAATCATTCAGAAAATAAAAAGCCGCATAACTGTTAGAGTTACACCTAACAATTATGCGATATTTGACAACCATATGCTGGCAGTATTTTTAGATATTAATCTGCATTTTCAACAGCTACAGTGATTAAAGCATCCCGTTGCATATATTTAATCGCTTTTAAAGCATATTCATGAGCTTCTTGACTAGAACCAGCCACTGCATCTGTCACAACTTTAACAAAGTAATTATTCTGGTGAGCATCCACCGCTGTGTAATGAATGCATACACCGGTTAACCCGCCAATTAAATAAAGAGTATCGACATGAAGACATTTTAAGAGCAGCTCTAAATCAGTTGCAAAGAAAGCACTGTAACGTCTCTTAATGATGCGATATTCTCCTTCAATCGGATAGGTCAGCTTAGCATAATCGGTATCTGGGTTGCTGTCCAGACAATGTACATCTTCAGCACCATCAAGCTCACGTCCAAAATCAACCATATTAGCACGATGAACTTCTTTCACCTGAATTACTGGCAGTTTCTTTGCTCTAAAAACGTCTAAAACTCTTTTGGCATTGTGAATCGTGGTCCAACGGGGATCATTTTTATCCAAGTTGTTGAAATCTTCTTGTTGAATGTCAATCACTAGCAACGCACTGTTTTTCTCAATCTTCATTTTGAATATCCTTTCTGATTATCGCTTACAAAACCAAAACGGATATCAATCTCGATCAAAATTTACTCCTAAGCCTTCTTCCAGTTTCATATTCCTCTCCGAATTAATAATCACGCAAAACTAAAGACACTAAATTCATAATATCAAAAACAGATCTAACTATTAAATTTGCTCTTTAATTTCCTTTAATTTTGTGATCGCGTCGGTCAAATCTAATTCCGTTAGAAAAGGGACAATTTTATCGAGCAGTTCATCTGGAAAATCCCACCAGCTAATTTCCTCTAATGCTGAAATTGTTGCATCATCAAATCTTGCCCTGATTAGTTTGGCCGGATTTCCTCCAACAATCGTGTACGGCGCAACATTTTTTGTAACAACGGCTTGCGCTCCAATAATGCCCCATCACCAATCGTGACTCCCGGCATGATGGTTGCCTTTCGCCCAATCCAAACATCATTGCCAATGGCTGTGTCTACGATGATCAGCAACAAGTTGTTCAAATCCACCAGCGCAAACTCGATGCTTTAGAAGATCTAATCGAAGCCGCAAATGGCAAGCCCGTGCTAGTCGCTTACTGGTTCAAGCATGACCTTGTGCAGATTAAACAACGTTTCACGGTTCGAGAGATTAAAACACCTAAAGATATTCAAGACTGGAACGCTGGCAGAATTCCACTCGCACTGATCCATCCGGCTTCTGCGGGTCACGGGCTCAACCTTCAAGCTGGTGGCGCCACTTTAATTTGGTATGGACTAACCTGGAGCTTGGAGCTTTACCAGCAAACCAATGCCCGGCTCTGGAGGCAGGGTCAGCAACAGCCCGTGGTGATCCACCACATCATCACCAAAGACACAATTGATGAGAACATTTTGGACGCCTTGAAGCACAAGGATAAAACGCAGCTAGCATTGATCAACGCGGTGAGGGCTAACTTGAGAGGAAGTGTTGTGGCATGAGTATCATGTGGAATTACCTAGATAAACGAAGAGCTACCGTTGCAGCTTTGAAAGACTACGATGGTATGAAGTTCATCATTGACTCTTATCAGGATGGTTTGAAGCTGGCTAAGGAACAGATGATAGGCATCAATTCACCACAGTACGTTTTTGCTCCCGGCGGCACCAACAAAGATAACCCCACTGAGCACCGCTTGCTTCATGGCATCAATCAGACGGCTAAGCTGAATGAACGCTACCGGCAAGCCCAGCTCTACTTCAAATGGTTTGAACCGGCCTGGCAGGAACTGTCTGAAGATGAACGCTTTATCCTGGACGTTTGCTACCGGGCTCCGCACCAATCAATGAACGAAGGATTGACAATCATAATGGATAAATATTTCATTGCTAAGACAACAGCTTACAATCGCAAGAACAAGTCCCTCGATCACTTAACTCTGCTCCTCTATGGCACCCACCACTAAAAAGGTAAAACGGAGAACAAATAGAAACCTTATTCATGTTACGATGATAGTGTAGAAAATTAAGACAAGGCATTTGCTTTATAAGACTTAAGCCTGGCAGGCTACCCTGCTTGGCTTTTCTTATGCCTGTGGAAAGGAGGAGTGCCATGCCTTACTCACCCAAGAAACCGTGCCGTTACCCCGGCTGCCCGCGACTGACTCACAACACTTACTGTGACATCCACGCTAGGCAAGTCAGCTCTTACTACAATCAATACCAACGACCAAAGCGCAACCGACCACGTTATCATCATGGCTGGCCTAGGATCAGGAAGCGATACCTGCTTCACCATCCCTTCTGTGAGATGTGTCTGAGCCAGGGCAGATATACCCAAGCTACCGAGGTTCATCATGTTTTACCGCTCGAACACGGTGGCACCAACGACTTCAAGAACCTAATGGCGTCATGCAAGCCATGTCACTCCCGTATCACAGCGCAGATGGATGATCTCTGGCATCAAAAACCACGTCAATATCATTATTAGACTACGGAGGGGGCCATTAAATCCTTAAAAATTTTGCGCGCGGGAGCGGGGCTGGGCATTCGTGTACAAAAAATCGAAATCAAACGGGGTATTAACCCCTGCCGGAAGGAGGGAAAGATTTGGCTAAAGATGGTGCAAATCGTGGTGGCGCTCGAGTCGGGGCTGGTCGTAAATCTAAATCACTACACGATAAGCTCGAAGCCGGTCAAGAAGCAACCGTCATCGACCTGCCAACGCAAACCGATCTTGAAGGTCACGTGATGCCGCCAGTCAAAAAGTACCTGAAAGCCAAGCAGAAAAATGGTTTAGAGTTTGACGCTGCCGATATCTTCAAAGAAACCTGGGAATGGTTGGTTGAACGGGGTTGTGAGAAATTGGTTAATACTCAGCTAATCGAACAATATGCAGTCAGTGTTAGTCGGTGGATTCAGTGTGAAGAATGTATCTCTAAGTTTGGTTTTCTTGCTCGCCACCCTACCACCGGCAATGCTATCGCTCCTCCATATGTTTCTATGAGCCGTGATTACATGAAGCAATCAAGCCAGTTATGGTTTCAGATTTTTCAAGTAGTTAAGGAAAACAACGCAACTGCCTATCAGGGATCTACCCCACAAGATGATGTCATGGAGCGGCTCTTAAGAAGCCGGAAAGGGATGAACTAAAAAATCCTCCAATTATGGAGGACTCTTTATTTATGAAACTTCTTTGAACTATTTTGATTTGGAAAAAGTCAATCATGTGACCCTACTCGAACACCGACTGCAACTAACTCATTATGTTCAATATACCAAACTACTAATACATCATTAGTATCATCTGGCTTTTGCCCTTTAGGTGTATCACGAACATGAAACTCGCGATAACCCGACAAACGACGCTTAAGTGGATGGCCATTGTATTCAGGCGACAATTTGCCTGTTTCTAAAATTTCATCAATGGCATCCTTGACTTCATCAATAATTGACGGATCTAATCGACCAAGTCTTTTCAGATCAGCATTAAAGGTCGCTCGAGGTCTAAATCTAAGTTTTGCCATTATTTAAACTGCCCCCAATAGTCATCATTAGATTCAACAATTGGATCATCTGGTAAAACATGCCGCTGAATTAATTGATCACGAGCTACAGCATAATCTAAAGAGTCTTCTTTAGCCTGCAATGCTTTTTCCATCCAATACAGTTTATCTTGAGATAAAACTGCAACAGAACGACTATTAGATCTTGCTACATAAACAACCTCATCATCGTCATTAACTTGGTCTAGGTACTTCTTAATGTGAGCTCTAAAATCACTTTGAGTTAATGCTAAAGTCATTTTATTCACCTCCTTGTACTTAATATTGTACTAAATCTTGTTAAATAATCAATTATTACATATCCAGAAAGAGTGATTTTTATGAAAATCCTGAATTGTCAACTCAAGTGCAACATGGCTATGAAGCTAAACATTGATGGAAACACTGTTGAGCGGTGTGGTAGTGAAGAAGCTTGCGGGGTTTAGTGTTGATAGCTTGGACTGCTTGGTGGAGGTAGAGAAGGGATTGCTTGATGGGCTGTCCCTTAGGGTAGAATTGGCGAAGCAGTCCATTATTGTTTTCATTGCTTCCGCGTTCCCAAGGCGAGTACGGGTGGGCAAAGTAAATCTTGGCATGCCTAATTTTGGCCAGCTTGGAGAATTCAGCACCGTTATCAAAGGTAATCGAGTTAAACCAAGTTAATCACCTTCTGAAGCTCCTGACGACAGGTCTCTGCTTGGTAATTGGGAATCTTAATGACAATCTCAAAGCGCGTTAAGCGTTCTGTGAGAGTCATCAGGGCCGGCTGATTCTTACGCCGAACTCCCTTGACTAAATCGCCCTCCCAATCAAAGGGGTGCTGGCGCTGGTTAATCTCCAGCGGACGTTTTTCAATTGAGACTCCCAGCCGCTTCACTGCTTGCCGCGAGTGAGAACGATGGTGCCTTTTTAGGTGTCGACTTAGCTTCTGTGGTAAATCAAGGTTCTTAATGGTTAATCGTCCCTGGTCAATATAACGGTAAACGGTTGGCGTTGACGGGCAAAACTGGTCAGGGAACTTTAACTTAAACTGACCGATAAACTCGTCCACACTTATCGCGTTAAATTGACATTTAAACTGCTTGGTTAGGAGCTTAAAGAAGAAATGACCCCGTTTAAGCTCACGGCCAATCGTTGACCGATGACAGTGAAGCTTTCTGGCGATCGCGGCATTAGACCAGTTCAGATCATGGAGGGCCTCGATCTGTCCACGCTGCTCACTGGTCAGTTGATGGTAATGACGAGGAATGTTAGAATCAATTTGAGTCATGAAGATCACCTTTCTTATTTTTTGAGTCAATTTAAGTTTAGGTCTTCATGGCCTTTTTGTTTAATTTATGATGTTGCACTTAGATTGTAAATCCGGCGTCATATGAAAAACTGTGCGCTTGAATTATTTAGGGTTGCATACAGCGAATTAAAGTGTTAAAGTTAGTTAAGTTAACATATACGGAAGTTATAAGTATCATTCATCTTTGCTATCTATTATTTTCTTAGATGTTAATTCAATTTGGTTACTTTGGTTTGATTCCTAGGAGGATATATATATGCAAAATGGTACTGTAAAATGGTTTAATGCTGATAAGGGCTTTGGGTTTATCGCTGGTTCAGATGGTAAAGATGTATTCGTACACTTTTCATCAATTAAAACTAACGGTTTTAAGAGTCTTGAGGAAGGGCAAAAAGTTAGTTACGATGTTGAACAAGGCGATCGAGGACCTCAAGCGACTAATGTTGTTCCACAATAATTTGTCTAATATTATGAAGAACTGCTTTTGATGGAGCAGTTCTTTTTTATGGCTCTTCGTCAAGAAGTACTGATAGAAAAATTTGAATAACTTTTCAAACAGCTCGTGTCTGAGATTGGACATGAGCTGTTCTTTTATTCTTCCAGTTGATGGCAAAGCATGAGTTTAGGAGGGGCAAGCAGGATTGGCGCCCGAAAATTAAAGAAGTTACGAAAGCCATAAGCAGTTCGTTTAATAACTTTGATCTTATTGTTAGTTCCTTCGACTGGACCATTAGTGTAGTCACCATATTTAAAGCTGGTGATAATCTCTTTACGATGCCTCCGGAGAGTCCGTTGAACTTTTTGAAGTGATTGGGGAAGCTGGGTCCATTTAATCGCGAGTAAATGATTGAGTTCATCCTTACTACGATGATTGATCGCGAGAATAAGGTCCTGATAATAACGATAAGCTTGTTTAAGATCATCATTGAAAGCCAGTAAGCGTTGAATAACTTCAACGTCGGTCAACTGAGTATACTCTATTGTAGCAGACTATTGAAAACGTTTACTTATTTTTGCTGATTATTCCAACTTTAAATCGGCTTGACTGACCATAGTATCAACCTTCGATTCATGGATTGAATATTCAGTTGAAATTTGTGATAAATGCTGATTAACATTTATTTCTTGCATAGCTGATTTATCCTTAAAAAAGGATAATTTTTGTCATACACGTCGAGTATACAACTCTCCTGCGAATTTTCGATATTTTAACCGAATTAGCATACATTCAATATTATTTTCGTTAACTCACTCCTTGGTACCAAACTTACCGATTCGTACATACCACAAACGCTACCATATCAAGGCTCACTTCTACTTTCACTACTCTAATCAACACAATCTGCCAAACTGGACATTCGCACACTCGACTATCGAAATAGGACATAGAACACTCGACCCGCTAGTCCTCAATAGAAAAAGTGTACTAATTCCAATCAATAAAACGGGAATTAGTACACTTTCAATCTATCATGAATGCCATCACACCGGCATTCATACGCTATTTTTCTGTACGTTCGAGGACCGTTACGCTCTCAACATGCCACGAGCTTAATTGATTAATTACACATTCTTGCTGAACCGCTTTATTCGGTAGCTTTTGTTATTTACAATGAATTAGCACAGTTATTAACTCGGGAACACAATGCCGGATTTCAGCTAAAATTCGACATGAATTGTAGAGCTCAAATTCTAGTGGTTTGTGGGAACAAGCAAGTATCAAAAAATGGATTAGGTAATTTGTGGAAAACTAGATTCCCATTTGATGCTTTATGATTTGTGTAATCACCCCAGCTGCTACATTAGAAACTAATGTCAGCGAAACACTAGAAAATTTGGACAAAATATTTTTAGTGTCTTTCCACACTCCGTCATCTCTGATGTTATCTAAGAATTTATGACCTTCATAAGTTAAGTTCCCTGGAGAAATAATAACAGGTTGATTATTTCCCCATTGTACATCACCAGTAATGTATTTTGCCTCCTTTAATTTCATCACTGTATAGGCAATTTGATTTCTATCATATTCACCATAATTACTAAGATTAGCTAACAGCTCATCTTCCAGAGGCCCTGTTATATTTTTACTTGACTCAATTGAAAGCATTGTATATCTCACCAAATCATGATTTAACTTCAAATTATTCACCTACTTTACCGCATACGAAACCTGATCAGTAATATCACAAATTTCAGAAATCTTAGCAATGATAGCTAAAATCACTGTTGCTGAGAAGTTAGTTTCTACCACTGTTCCATTTTCCAATTTTTCTGGCGCATTCCCTGGCCTAAAGAGCATCCGGCTCAACTGGCGATTTTCTTTGATACGATCAAAGTTAAGGCTATCCTTATTCCAAATATCATTAAGGAAAGTAACTAGCATTTGACGCCAAGTTTTTACCGGATATTCATTTTCACTAATCGTGATTTGAACTGGTTTTTTACCAGTAACATCAGTGGTCTGATCAATAGTATATTCACCAGTAACTTCTTCTTCATTAACCTCTTTGATATCAGGCATTGGGAAGATTTGGATTAACTCTTTCGTCAATTTTTCAGTTCGATCAACGATAGAGTCTTTCCCCCACTTATCATATGTTTCTGCAACTTCCCGGGTAAGAGATACATTCGATTCCTTATAGAATTCTTTTTTCTCACTGTAAGGTTTGTTGCTCATTTCTTGGTTGTATTTCGTGAGAGTTAAATTTCCCAGCGTACCACCATATTGTTCCTTCACCTTGTCGGCATTAGTGACTTGAAGTCGCCATTCGGCATTGAGTCTTTGTGGCATAATGTGCTCAACCTGGGCATCATCAAAGTTTATTGTTTCCCTGGTCCGATATTCTTCTAGAACAACCAAAGATAATTTAGCCAGGTGATTCCTTTGATGATATAAATCTACTTCCATCAAGCCATTCGCTAATTTACGGTCATCAGGAAAATTAGCCTTGAGTAGTCTAAGTAGTCTGAGTCTTAAATTACCTGCTTCCTTGGATAGATCACATAGTCCTACAACAATTTTATTTAGCCCATTGGTTGGCATTTGGCATGCTTTCAACCGGAATAAATAACTTTCTAGAATATGCGCCAGCTTATTGGCTTCCTCCTGATCGGTTTCACCTGTATCAACTAAATCCATTAACAGCATCAAATAAGGAAATACAACCTTGCTATCCATTACGTTGATATGCTCTAAGATTTTGTTAAAGACATCATCATCGGATTTATAATTTAGAATCTGATCATAGTAGGTAGCAAACTTAAACAGATCAGCCAAAGCATCTTCCGAACTTAATCCTTGAGAGATGAAATAGTCCTTGTAGCTGTTATAAACACCATTTCTTTTAACAGACACATGCGTTTTTACAACTAGATAATGTCGGATGAATTCAGCAAAAGTCTTAGTTGCAAACATCCGCTCTATCTTAACCCAGTATTTTTTATAAAGGTCCGACTGCTCCTGCGAATCTAGTTTCATTAAAAGAAAGTTTCGCACTAGATCCGAGGATGAGAGTGAAACCCCAGTTGAGTTTAAACTTTCAAAAATGACTTGCGGATTTTCTTCATTAGGATCACTACTTAACTCAATATAAACCATGTTGAAGTGATTCATTGCTTCATACAATTTAGAACTATCAATGTCTGAATTACTAATCAATTTTTGAAACAGTCGATAGTTATCGATGACTTTTGACGGCTGATCGTAATCAGCCATTTCATTCATAACAGATTCAAATGCTTCATAGTCATGCTCGACCGGCTTTAACTTAAGGTGATTATTATCATCAAGATATTTATTGGTTAAATATTCTTCCTCAATTTCAGCGTGGTCTTGTTTATCAGCATCTGATAATGCCTTTAGTAGCAGAGTCAAACTAGTTAAACGTTGCTGTCCATCAATGATGCGATAGATATGACTCATCTTATTTCCAGTTTCAGTAACATAAACAATCGCGCCTATAAAATGATCAGTATCGTTTTGTGCAGCTATCGTTAAATCCTTAAAAAGCTGCTCACACTGTGCTTTATCCCATTCATAATTTCGCTGAAAAACAGGGATTTCAAAAATAGTTTTCCCACTTCCTAGGAAATCAAACAGATGGATACTATCAGCTTTCATCTATTATTCCTCCCCAAATTCTCGTTGGACGACTTCCTGCAAAGTACCTTCTTGGGCATATTTAGCAGCATCAATTTGCTTAAAGTGCTTTTCCATCAAGGAATCCTTTATTTCTTTATCAAAGCCAAAAATATAGTTAGTAGCGATCAGATAAATAATCCGCGTTGGTGCAAATCCATAAACCTGATGCTCCATAATATGCCTAATTCGTTCATGATCATCAGGGAAAAGTTGCTTCATCTTCTCGCTTCGGAAGAGACGCTTTACAATCTCGGTGATATATAATCCAGATTTCATGTAAAGGTCAGCAAAAGTCTTATCTGGATCATCAAAGATCCCTGGATTATTTGTTTCAAGATCATCCACCATATGTTTAACAACTGCTTTTGGTGTAAAAATCTGATTGGTCTTTTGAGGTGGGATGTAATCGAAAATATCCTCTTTGCTACTATCATCGAAATAGTTACTTAATTGCTCCATCTTCTCCAGGAATTGTTGAATAGAGTCGTTAAAGACATCCTTGTCAAATAAGTGACCATCAAAATGTTTCTTTTCATTAGTGTTGGCATCAACATAGTCACCACCATCACGTAAGAAACGGAATTGATCCTCAGTGATACCTGTCACTTCTTTGAACACATCGTCCTCAGTGTAGTCATCAAAATTCTGAAGTGTCAGATTTTTATCACCATAGGCCATGATAAAACTAGGAATTGTACGAGAAAAGCCACGCAGGTGTGCCCGAGCGTCCTCTTCAACGTTGTTCAACTTCTTTTGTTCTTCGTTCTTCTCAACACGTTCAACTACTTTAGCCGGAACATCTTCAATAGTCTGTTTTACGTGGTCTTGCACTCTTTTACCAAAATCATCCACAATATTTTGAACAGTGGTTTCGTATTTTACCTTGGCTTCGTTAAGTTCTGCTTGGTCACGTGCAGCATCTTGTTCCTTCTTATAATTAACTTCGGCTACTTTCTTCTGATCGTTAAGTTCGTCAGCAATCTTATTTAGAGCCTGTTCATTTTCTTTCTCAATCCGTTGCTGTTGCTTTTTAGCTTCTCTCTTTGACAAACCATAATCGTTAGCGACTCTGTTAACAACTTCTTTATTTAAGGAGTCATTAACCTTCTTAGAAATAGACTTAGCAGCTGACTTAAAATCAGTGCTATCCGTATCAGATACTGAATAAACCAATTGATTTCCTAAATCAGAGTAAACCTTATCACCAAAAAGCTCCTTCGATTTGCCAATTACCCTTTCCTTAGGAATTTCAACTTCACCATCGTCATTAACAGAAACTTCTTCTGCACCTTCGATGGCATCTTCATCACTTTTCTTAGCTTTACCCTCTTTAGCAGCTACTAAGCCATTCAAAATTTCACGTACTTCTGCAGGTGCTGCAAAGATTCGAGAAATATTGGTAAATAGGAAATTACTCATAAAGCCACGTTTAACAACTTCTTGTGACTTTAGCTGACGAGGAATAGACATTACTTGCTTAGCATCAAGTTCAACCATCTTCCCATTGTCATCTTCACCGATAACTGGGAAAAAATTCAGTAGTTTACGAATGTTCGTTTCATGCTCAGCAGCGGTCCCTTTGCCATTTGAAGTTTCAGCCATTAAGTCATTAGCAAATTCGTCAAAGATAGTCAGTGTCCGTGTTGGGTCAAAATCAAAAACATAGGCATTTTCTTTTTGTATTAACTCGCCATTACGCTCAAAAGTATATGGATTTTGTGCTCTAAAGGCAGCCTGCATGTACTCGGCGGGACTCTTCATACTGGAAAGCATCAAAACGGCCGACCAAGGTTTAACTGTTACACCAGTAGTCAGTTGGCCCACGCTTAAAGTGATAGTTTTATCGTATTCTTTAGTTGCTTTTTGAACTTTATCAAAGGCTTTCTCATTGGCCTTATCAAGTTGATCATCATTTAATTGGTCATCATCAAGTTTGCCATCACCTGCCGCAAGAATAATATGATAATGTTTAAAAACAGGATGCTGCTTCAGTTTCTTTGCCAGAGCTTTAGCACTATCTACTCGGTTAAGCAGCCAAAAAGTATGTGCAAGTTCTGTTCTTAATTCTGGAGTTGAGAATGGGTATTTTTCTCCAGTAGTTAATGTATCAAGAAAATGATCCACTGCTTTATCGTAAACAAATTTATCATTCTGCGTTTTGAAAAATTCATTTAAATCAAATGCTGGATCTGCTTTGTCACCATTGTCTAAATCAACACCCTGTTTTAAAGTGTCTGCTATCATTTCTGATAATTGGTAAGTAAACATGTTTAAGCGTGGCATTACGGCATATGGATTGCTACCACCTTCAGCATCTTCATTCCAATCGGCTTTGGCTTGTTGTTCATCAGCATAAGACCAGTTGTAGATTTGATCTGCAGCAAATTTACCTTTGGCTAGGGCCTTAAACGGTGTACCAGTAAGATGAAGTGTATACTTACGTTTGATTTTGTCGAATGCCTTATCCGTCTTATAAGTATCCACACCTTCATGGGCCTCATCAATGATCAATAAATCCCAGTTAAGATCTTCAATCCACTTTAATTTGTCGTATTCTCCACCAAAGTAAACCGAACCTTTTAACCCTTGAAGACTCTCAAAAACAACCTGACCATAATCATTGCCATCAGAAATGGAATCAATAAATTCCTGACGAGAAAGTACTGGCTTATCTTTTAAGGCATCCGTTTCACTAACGAATTTAAGATTAGTTTGCCAGGCAATAAATTTGTCAAAATCATCAAACCAGGAGTTTGCAATACTAGGCCGATTTGTAACTACCAGTACATTCTGCATCTGCATCTTACGGATTAAGTCATAAGTAGTGAGTGTCTTACCAAACCGTGGCTTAGCATTCCACAAGAATTCGCTGCCTTCACCATTTTTAAGAAAGTAAGCAATTGTTTGATCAACTGCCTTTTGCTGTTCTTTACGAAGCTCATACTGAACATGCTTATCATTACCTTGAACATTCCCATAATCACGGTCAGCAAATTCGTGAAAGTAATGATGTGAAGTTGGACCATCAATGTGAAACCACTCTGTCCTAGGTTTCCGTTCAATCTGCTTTTTCTGGGTTAAGTAATCATGAAAATCATGGTCGGTAAAGGTTTCATCGGACCCATCTTCATATCGAGCATTGCCACGCCATAACAATTTAACTTTGGCATCAACGGTATGGCTCTGTTGCTTAATTCGATCTTCAACAGATTGTGATGCAGTGTAACCTATCTTAGTCCATCCATTATGTGAAATATCGTTAGGAGTGGTGTAGGCATAAATCATTGGAATGATTCGTTTGAATGATTTAATTTTAGGCATTGCCATTGTCTAGTCCATCTCCTTTACTTTGGTTTCAATAAAATTGATTTCTTCCTGGTTTAATCCATATTTCTTGTACAGTTGCTGATCAATATCATGAACGGATTTTGACCAATCTATATCAGAATGTTGGGTAAAGTCTTGCAATGGAATATTAACCCAAGTGCGTTTCTTATTATCCTGCGTTACTTTCAGCGTACCTAGCATCGCTCGTGCAAATTTCGACTTAATATATTTCATAGCCGCTTTCGTACAATTTATATCTTGAAAGTTACCAATTGTAATAAATGTTTGAGTTCCCCCGATTAGGGGTTCCCCGATTAGGGGTTCCCCGATTAGGGGTGTGGTTAAAACCTCTCCAAGTGCACCGCTACCATTTGATTTAGGAACTAAAATTTTGTAATTTTCCAGATTATCCGGTCCCTTAACATACTTACTCTTGATCCATTTTAACGTTCTTCGATTATTTTGCCGACCGTATAATCCTACATATTGCTCTGAACTACCAGAAGGCTTTACATTTTGAAAAATATCACCTAATTTATCAAAAATGTTAGTAGTAATATCAAATTTATGTCCCTTACTTAATCGCGACCCTATATCTGGAAAATCGTCATGTAATTTTTGGGTAAGCTTATAGCTTTCTGGCGCATAAATAAGTTCACTAAATGATTTAAAATTGCTTGTTTTTACTTTTTTTAGTATAGAATTTAATTCTGCATAGGGTGTAAATGTACCAATTGCGCCAAAACTCGAATCTACATCTCGATATGTAACACAAACTCCACCTTTAATATCTGTATTACTAAAAACTTTACTACTATCCTGCTCGAAAAAAAGTACTTTTAAATGAGGATCTTTTAACATCTTCTCATTCCATTTTTTGGGCGTTTTTCCTGCATTAGATAAGAATTTAGCGGGTGTTATTAGCTCAACCTTTTTTCCAATTTTATAGGCCTGATCCATAAAATATGGAAAAATCTGTTTATCACTAGTTCCCTCAACTTCTTCTTGATATGGTGGATTACCAATTACAACATCAAATTTAAATTCTTTACTCATTTTCTATCCCATCCTAAATACTTTAGTAATAATAATTTTCTGCTTACTCGTATCATCACTATTTTCTAAGTCATCAAATAGACTTAATTGACCTTCATTAGCGCCTATATCATTTGCATCACTATTATTGAACAATGATTTAAAAGTAAAAATCTCTCGTTCAACTTTTGATCCAGACGGAATCCAGTTGCTAAAAGTAATTAACTTTCCATCATCATTTCTATAGGTAAGTGTATTACCCTGGACGATATTTAAATTGATTACATATTTTGCTGATTTATAAATATCAGTTTTTGAACTCAAACTTTTCTGCATAAAGGCTTGATAATGATTGACAAAAATATTCATCATTGCTTCTTTTGATCGAGCTAAATTATCTTTCAACAATTCAATAGCGTAAATGCTCATTAATGACCATAATGCGTTGCTTTTCCAAGTTGTTTTATTAGAAATTTGGTCTACATAGTTCAGCTTCTGATGTAGGATTTCTTTCAAGAAAGCACCCTCACCTGCACTAGGTTCAAAAAAAGTGGCATGCAGATCATGAAGCTTTTCTTGAATAGCCGGTTCAGACAGCATCTTTTTCACCATCCATTTAGGGGTAAAAACTTCACCATGATGTTGAACTCGTTCCTTAGACTTAATTAGGTGACCATCATCACCTATTGCTTTTAATTCAAATTTTTTATGATCGGTTTCAAATTTTTGATCATCGAAAAGGCTTATTTCTTCCTTGCTCATTTTAAATAAATGTCACCTCTATCCTCCTGTATTATTCCTTCTGTTACTTTCGTACGATCTCCATAATGTCACTAATATCGCAGTCTAAGGCCTTACAAACCTTTAGTAATACCTCAATCGTAACATTACCATTCCTACCCAACTTAGCAATTGAAGCGGCACTAACTCCACTAGCCTGTTGTAGATCTTTCTTTTTCATGCCACGATCAATTAATAGCTTCCATAATTTGTTGTAACTGATGCTTAAGTTTTCGTTATTCATGATTACTTCCTCTAAATAAAAATTTCTGGAACGTTTATTTCAATTTCCTTAGTCTCACTAACAGCATCAAGATCGTTCGCTTTTAAAATATTCTTGGAGACAAAGTAATTATTATCGGTTTGAATGATAAATTCATCTTTATTGTCTTCTATATATTCTGAGGATTCTCTGGAATAACCATTCTGCTGTAACCAAATCCGTAAGTCACTATCTGTTCCATACTCCATGAAACGATACCAGTCATTCTGAGGTGGCATTCCACTCTTAGTTAACTCCTGGGTAACTTTCAAGAAATATTTACCTAATACAAACTGAAGATTTTGCAATCTTTTCATCACTAAATTAATGGTTATAGTCTCCCAGTCAATATTAGGGGTATTCTCATGGTATTGCCTTACCCTATTAAGAAATCTTGTATCTCCACGCTCAGGATCACGGATTTGAATTGCAAAGTCGCAAATCCGTTGCAGGCTGTACCCACTCATCCAAAGTAAGGCTATTTTAGCGTCATCCTCGATGACCTTATCTTGAGTTTCCTTGTCTTGTTTTGACTTAACAAAGTCGGATTCATAAATAGCCCAGTTAAATATTTCTGATAGTTTGAGTAAAAAAGCTTTGGCTTCCGGCCACCTCAATTTTTCCCCATCATGAATATTAGGATATCCTTTAATATTTTCCTGACTAATCTTGTTTCTAAGACTTTCAGACTGATCAGAAGAGAAGTTAATATCATCCTCTAATTCGTCAGCATATCGTTCTTGTAAGGATTGTAAAATTTTTCGTTCTTCTTTGTAGGTTATATGTTTTGCTAAATGGGTTCTAACTACTCCATGATGATGATTCCGTAATTCCTTGACATAAAGTAATGATAATTTACGAATTAAATCATAGTTCTTATCTTTTTCAATGTTATCTAAACGCACATCGCCTTTCTCTAGGCTCTTCTTAATTGCTGCCGCTTGCTTAGGCTTAATAACATCAACAGATAACTTAGCTTTTTTTAGTCTGTTATTCATCCTAGATAAATAAGCAGCACGGTTGCTATGCGAATTCGCTGTATCGCCAGTAATTAGAAAGACATTTCCTAGCATGGAGTGACCTAACCTACCCACTCGACCAATTAAGTTCAAGAAGTCTAATTGACTGAGCGTCCTTTTTCCGTTTTGCAGCGTAGTAACGAAAATATTATCAGCCGGCAAATTTACTCCCTCCAGTAGGGTGCTGGTGCAGAAAATCAGCTTTAAGATTCCTTGCCGACAGGCTTCCTCGATTCTAATGCGAACATCAACCGGCAATTCTCCAGTGTGGAAGGCTATTCCTTTTCTAACTAGTTTTACCAAGATGTATTTAGGGTGAATTTTACGTGAAATATAATCAGCTAACTCTATCAACCTTGGATCGTTACTTTCTTCCATTGAACGACTAACAACCACAGCATCTGAAATAGCATTTACTTTTGAACCGTAATAAACCAAATTGCAATTACTATTCCCTAAAACTCTCATCATCTTCCGAATAATATCTGGTACTGACGGAGTTTCCTTAAATGTACCTATCGGAATAGTATTTTGATTCAAATCATCATATATTTCTGCTTTATTAGCGGAGCGATCAAAGATGATTTTCACCTGGGTTACTGGGGATTCGACAATGCGAAGGCCATCATTCGATGCGGCTGTTTGTACTAACTTTTTAAATATTCCTGGATTTGGAATCAATGGTGAGGCAAAGGTTACCTTCGGTCGATTTTTCCATGCACTAACCCTGTCAAATATTTCATAGTAAAAGACACTACGCGAACTTGCTTCTGTAACTTTTTGAGACTCATCAATAAACAGGTGTATTAACCGTGCTTCTGAATATTGTATTAAAAGGGCTAATAGGCGTTCAGGAGTCATTACGCAAATATAGCTTCCCTCGTAATCTAATCTGTACTCTTCAGGATGAGAAATGACTCGATATTGTTTTTCGCCTAATTTTGCCCCTAAATCCTTAATAAGCTGAACCTTTACTTCGGTAATAAGTGCTTTGCTTGGTACAGTGATCGCAAAGTTGCCTACGACACCCTCCTTCACTTGAAGCTCAATATACTTCTCAATTAAAAAGGTCTTCCCCATCGATGTTGGAGCTGAAAAACTAGTAAGTTCATTGCTCAAAGACTTAAAAATTATATCTTGCTTACCGATAAACGACTTACTTTCTTCTCCAGGAATCTGGCGTTTCTCTTTTTGATAGTTTACCACGGCTTCGTTCCATAACTGCTCAATTGTTGGAACTAGCGTATAGCTTTGTCCTTGACGAGGCAAAAAGTTGTTAAAGCTGGTCAAAACCTCATTAGTAATCAGTGCAACCTCGGGGTCGTCGGGATACATTTTGGATAGAGTAGCAACGATTTTCAAGGCAATATTTTTTTGCCTACTGTCTCCCTTTTTATTGATTGATTTTGATAGCAGATCGGCGAAGCGTAGAAGATCATGCTTCTGCTTTCCTGTTAACTTCCAATCTAGATGAAATAGCCAATAGGTGTACCTGCTTAGACAAAGTACTCACTAAGCTTGTGTAAGTAATCATCGTTTTTCTAAATACTCGTAAAGGTATTCGCCCAATCTTTTTCCCTTGTTGTGGCATGCTCTTAGTCTCCTATCAAATCCTTCATTATTGCATGAGCTGTCCTCTTCTGCATTAGTAAAAGGTAACAAGTACACGTAAAAAGATGACTTTTGCCAATGATACTGCTGAATCGCCCTATTTAACCGACCGATTGCTTGCTTCATGTCACTATTAATAGCTTGACAGCATCTCTCCTTTGCTTCTTCTTGTGTGCAGTCATCTAAATCTAATTTGGTTCTAAACTTATAGCCAATAAAGATCCCATACGATGCAATATCTTCAAAATCTGTTTCGGTTGGGGCCATTAGCTTAATAATGGCATTACTCTTATCTTCACCAAATTGTGTCTGAAGAATAGAACTGTCCACTATATCGGTAGCCAGTACCATCTCATTGGACTGGTTATTATTAAAGTTTGATATCTTCTTTACTACATTATTGATTGCATTCTCAAGATTATTGCTTAATTGCGATGCTCCAAGAATTAGTTGGGATTTCCCTTGGTCCCTTTTCAGATACATTCCCTCACTGTCGATTGTACGTTTATCTTTTGAAATTTCCGCTCTGGTATAGAGCTTAAGCGCGTTATCTTCATGCTCTAAAAAGATATATGCCAGTAATTCGCCAAGTAAGTTATTTGGAATACCGCTTTTGGCATATCTTCTCAGTAAACTCGCTGCCTGTATACCTACAACAGCTGTTTTACTAACTCCACGAGCCACTGCGTAGTTAGCAATATTAGATGTCACTAAATTCTTTAGGTTTGTGTAGCTGAACGGTAACAATTCAGGCTTCAAAACAAAAGCATGGATTGCGTTTCTATTTTTAACCGCATCCATTTTGCTAGTATTAACTTGACGAAAAACGGTTGCAAATGTCTTATCCGAAACAGTCTTTGTAAATATATCCTCATCCTCACTTTTGGTGGGGAATTTTTGTTTGCGTTTATTTTTTCTGTTTGCTGCTCTGTCAAACGTATCATAAAAAAGCTTAGCTAGTAATGCTGGTACTTTACCTCGATACACATCCGGTGAAATTTCATCCTTCTTCAATTTCTTAGCAATCAAAGTTAATTGATCTGCACCAATTTTTCTGAAATATTCTTCCAGCGAAGATGTTTCTTTGTTTGTTAACTTAAGTATCTTTTTTGCCGCAGTCCTAGATATTCCCCCAGAAGCATATGTGTTCAATGTTGATGAAGCTGGTATAGGTGCAAACCGATTGTTTGATGCCCGCTTAATTATTAATCTAACTGTCTCTTCTACTGAAGTGTCTTCAGCATCAGGTAAATAAGGATTAACCAAATCTATTAAATAAGTGAAACTAGCTTCCTTTGCCATTTTGCTTCCCAGCTTTTTTGGAGTTTTTCGGAGTTTCATATAAAAACTCGGAGGTGGATTTATGCCCATCTTGTTACTATTCAAATATCAGCTAAAGATTAGTACTTAACAATAATAATTATACCAGACCAGCATTGTTTTCTCGGATAATTATTTTTACATTCGCACATATTTTTAGCTGATGAGCGTGGGATAAATGATCAATATCCATTACTAGCATGCCATCCCAATTTAATAACACTCTGTGACAAAGCCACTAGTAAGGCGCTGTTGCAGTACCCAAGCGATCTCTTCGTTTAGGTCTGTTTAACACACCCTAGTGGCTTTTAATGTGCCTTCGATTCCTTCGCTTGGGAGATCCCAAACGGAGGTTTTATTAAATGAAGACAAATAATAGCGAGTACGAATTAGTCGGTGAACAAGGTAACAAGCTAATCGTCCGTGTAAAGCATATGGGCAACCAAACGGTGGTGGTTACCAAAGCTGAAGGCAACAGTCATCTTTCGACCTCGACCATCAGCAATACAATTCCGATCCATCCGAAACGAACGCCACCAGGATAAGTTCTTTAAGCAAGATCCATCTGATCCGGATATGAATATGATAGGACACCCTGGCGGACCGCGAATCTATTGAAGTCACCTCGATTTATGGTGAGGATAGCCTACTCGACAAAATCATTGAAAAAGAGGGACTGCCAAAGTCGACAAATGTTAGCTGAGCAATTACCGGCCTGCTTTAGCTACTTTGACGGACAAACAAAAATACACTGTCACACAGTATTACTGCCACGGCATGAAGAAAAATCAAATTGCTAAAGAGATGGGCATCAGCAAGGTCATGGCCGGTCGTCACGTTAAAGCCGCAATTAAAAAGCTGCGCCAGTTTTACGGCATTGAAAATTAATTAGAAAAAAGTGGACCACAGTAGGTTCACTTTTTTGTTGTCTCTGGCAAATAGGTGTGAGAAATGGCTCACCTAACTTAATGAAAGGAGCTAGCAAGAATGGCTAACAAAGTATCAATCAGTGTTACCAATCATCACCGCCAAGATGGCGTCGTCAGCATGCGCAACGTTACAATCCGTGAACGACTGCTGCGTTTACTACTTGGTCAACCTCACCATCTGATGGTGATTGCACCCGGTAAGGATGTTCAACATCTAGAGATTAACGAAGTAAAGGAGGATTCCTATGAGCGCAATGAATGACCTCGATTTACAACTCAAGGAAGCTGAGAACCAGCTTGATCACACCCAGGAAACCATTCGGTCCATTCGCCAATTGTTATCAAGCAACGAAAATGAAGCTTCAAGTGATGATGAGCAACCAAAGCGTGACTCAATTGAAGACAAAGTAACGGTTCGCAAGATGCTGGCAAAGAAGAGTGCCGAAGGTTATACCGACCAAGTGAAAGAATTGCTTCATAAATTTGGTGCGGAGAAACTCTCTGATGTGGATCCCAAGGATTACGAGGATCTTTACTACAGTGCGGAGGGATTAGGACAATGAGTTCACCAACCCACCACGCATTATTATCGGCTTCCAGTGCTCATCGTTGGCTAAGTGCTCCACCACTACCACGACTAGAGCAGTACTTTCCGCACACCACTTCAAACGCTGCCGCTGAAGGAACAGCTGCCCACGCACTAGGAGAATATAAGATCCATCGATTGCTCGGTGATAGGTTCAAGCGTCCAACCTCTGATTATCAATCCGATGAAATGGAAAGTCTGACCGATGATTATGCCAGCTATGTCCTGGAACAATACCACCAAGCTAAGAAGTACGCTCAAGACGCCACCATCAGCGTGGAACAGAAAGCTTGACTTCTCTAAATACGTCCCTGAGGGCTTCGGTACCGGCGACTGCGTGATCGTTTCTGATCACCTACTCCACATCATCGACTTCAAGTATGGCAAGGGTGTCCGGGTGGAAGCGCAGAACAATCCTCAGATGAAGCTTTATGCCGTTGGAGCATTAGAGATGTTCGGCAGTCTGTACAACGTCGATGAAGTTGAAACACAATCTTTCAACCTCGCATGGCCAATATCAGTACCTGGACCATTAATGCAAAAACTGATGCACTGGGCCAATACCGAACTGAAAGAAAAAGCCGAACTTGCCTTTGCTGGTCAAAGGTACCGTCCATTATGGTCCCTGGTGCCAATTCTCTTCTTGCAATGCGTGTACTGCGAGCTCGTTTTGACCATCATCACAAGCTCACCCGCTTCCAGCTACGATCACCCAACTTGCTCACCGACGCGGAAGTTACTGAAGTACTAGAGCACATTGATGATCTAAACCGCTGGGCTCACGAAGTTAAAGACTATGCTGCCAACTTAGCCATTAACCATGGGAAACAGTGGCCCGGCTACAAAATCGTTGAAGGACGATCTGTTCGTCATTATAAAGATGAAGCAGCTATAGCAAAAATTGCTGAAGAACACGGCTACCATGATATTTATCAAAAGAAGCTACTACCAATTACAAAACTAGAAAAACAGCTCGGTAAGAAGAAATTCACTGAACTGTTTAGTCAAGAAATTGTAAAACCTGCGGGTAAGCCAACCTTGGTGCCAAATTCTGATCGGCGTCAGAGTATTAGCAAATCTAGCCCAAAGGATGAATTTAAGGAGGAAAAATAATATGTCACAACAAACTAAAGTTGTTACTGGTATCAACACTCGTCTCTCTTATGCTAACGTCTGGGAACCAAAGTCTATCAATGGTGGTAAGGAAAAGTATTCAGTTAGTCTTATCATCCCTAAATCGGATAAGCCGACAATCAGCGCTATTGAGAAGGCCATTGATACCGCCATCCAAGAAGGTATTGGTAAGTTTGGTGGCAAGAAGCCAAACAAGGCCAATCTCAAGCTACCTCTTCGAGATGGAGATGTGGAACGTGATGATGTTGCCTACCAAGATAGTTACTTTATCAATGCTAATTCGATCACGGCACCACAGATTGTGGACAAGCATGTCCAACCAATCCTTAATCGTGATGAAGTTTACAGTGGCTGCTATGCCCGAGTATCGATTAACTTCTATGCTTTTAACACCAACGGTAACCGTGGAATTGCCTGTGGCCTGGGTAACATCCAAAAGATCCGTGATGGAGAACCACTAGGTGGACATGCTAGTGCCAGCGATGACTTCACAGCGATTGATGATAGCAATGACGATGATTTCTTAGCTTAAACCAAAAGATGGGCAGTCGACTTTGACTACCCATTTTTTGTAGAAAGGATTCCTGATGAAGCAAATTTCAATTGATATTGAAACTTATTCCGGCACTAACCTAAATCAGACTGGAGTCTATCGTTATGCAGATAGTAAAGACTTTGAACTCCTGCTTTTTGGCTACGCTATCGACTTCGGTCCAGTAAAGGTTATAGACCTCACTCAGGGTGAATCAATTCCTCCTCAGGTTATTAAGGCGTTAGATGATCCTACTATTATTAAAAGTGCCTTTAACGCTCAATTTGAACGGGTCTGTCTGTCACGTTTCGTAAGCCACCGCTTAAAGCCTGCTGGTTGGCATTGCTCACGGGTATGGTCGGCTACCTTAGGACTACCCTTGTCGCTTCGTGATGTAGGTACCGTCTTAGGGCTACCACGACAAAAAATCACCGCAGGAAAAGAACTCGTTCGTTACTTCTGCACGCCTTGCAAACCGACCAAAGCTAATCAAAATCGTACTCGTAACTTTCCATATCATGCCCCCGATAAGTGGCAGCAATTCAAGCAATACAATCAGCGTGACGTCGAGGTTGAAATGGAAATCACCCAAAAGCTCGAACGCTTTCCCGTCCCACAGAATGAATGGGAAAACTACTGGATGGATCAAGACATTAATGATTGCGGTATCCGGATTGATCAACAATTAGTCAACCAGGCCATCAAGTGTCAGGGGGAGTTTCACGACCAATACCTGAAAAAGTCTCAACAACTAACTGGTTTGGCTAATCCGAACTCGCCCCTGCAACTGAAAGAATGGCTTCAACGGCAAGGTGTGAAAACTGACTCACTGTCTAAAGCGTCAGTAGCTCAGCTGCTAGAAACAACTACCGGCACGGTTCATCAAGTATTAGCTCTCCGTCAGTTACTCTCCAAATCAAGTGTCAAAAAGTACCAGGCTATGCAAAAAACAATGTGCCAAGATGGACGCGTCCATGGACTCTTACAGTTCTATGGGGCAAATCGTACCGGTCGCTGGGCCGGCAGATTAGTACAAGTTCAAAATCTCCCCCGTAATTCAATGCCCGACTTAGAAGAAGCGCGTGCGCTGGTCAAGCAAGGAAACACAACGGCACTAGCAATGCTTTACGATTCGGTCCCAGAGGTCTTATCCCAGTTAATCCGGACTGCCTTTATTCCAAGTGAAGGTCATCATTTTTACGTTGCTGACTTTTCAGCTGTAGAAGCGCGGGTCATCGCCTGGCTTTCTGGTGAACAGTGGCGCCAAAAGGCCTTCGCTAATAACGAGGATATCTACTGTGCATCCGCTAGTCAGATGTTTGGTGTTCCAGTCGTGAAATACGGGATTAATGGTGAGCTCCGCCAAAAAGGCAAGATTGCTGAATTAGCTCTCGGCTATGGCGGTTCTATTGGAGCACTTAAAGCCATGGGTGCCACCAAACTCGGTTTAACTGAAGATGAATTACCACCCCTAGTTTAGATGTGGCGACAAGCTAGTCCCCATATTGTCCGCTTCTGGTGGGATATTGATAAAGCAGCCAAGGAATGTATTAAAACCCAACTACCCCAGTCAACACATGGGATGAAGCTTTCTTACCGCAGCGGCTGTATGTTTCTGAAATTACGTTCTGGTCGTTTCCTTTGTTATCCCCAACCGAAGATTGGCATCAATCGCTTTGGCTCTGAATCGATTACCTTCATGGGGATCAACACGGTGAAAAAATGGGGTCGGATTGAAACCTATGGTGCCAAGCTCGTTGAAAACATCGTCCAAGCAACCAGTCTGGACTTGTTAGCCGGGGCTATGCGTCGCTTAGAAACAGCTGGTAATCCCGTCGTAATGCACATTCATGATGAAGCCGTGATTGATGCTCCGACAGACCGGTCGCTCGACACAATAGTTAAGATTATGACCGAAGTCCCTGACTGGGCTGATGGCTTGATCCTCAATGCTGCTGGCTTTGTCGGAGACTTCTACAAAAAAGATTAATTTTTATGGTTTACTTCTCGCCCTCATCTGGCTTATCAGTGAGGGCTTTTTTAGTCCCATAAATTATTAAGAAAGGATCTGAATCTATGTCAGAAGCAACGCTAGCTATCGCCAAGCTACGTACCAATAAGCCTAATCCCAACTACCGACCGTTGATCTTCGTAGTCGCTCCCTTTGCGGAAGTAGTGAAAAAAGATCCAGTGATCGTTCATAAGGTGCAGTCTTACTGCCAATTTGTCTATCAACATGGCGGTATTCCCATTTGTCCACAGCTTTACCTACCTCAATTTATTAACCTGCACCATTCACAGGAATTTCAAGTAGCCACTTTTATTAACATTGTGCTACTGACTAAATGCGCCGAAGCCTGGTCATTTGGTAAACCGACGCACGATATGTGCTACTTCATCCGCTTTGCCAAACGTAAAAATAAAAATATCCGCTACTTTAATAATGAAATGGAGGCCAACTAAAGATGCATTTTACTTTATCGATGGCAGGTAATTCCGGTCAGGCTAGCAATACGATCTATCCTCATCAACAAGCTATTACTAATGCACAGGAATTAGAACAAGCTGTCCGCTATGACCATGTCTGCGGTCAATTTCAAAATAACCAACGCACCATTGCCAACTTCATCAAAGCCGATTGCCTAATTATGGATTGTGACAATGATCATTCTGACGATCCGACTACTTGGATCAACCCTGCAAACATTGCTAACTATTTTGATGATGTTTCCTACGCCATTACTTTCTCACGAAACAATATGAAGGCTAAACATCACAAAGCTCCACGACCGAAGTTTCATATCTACTTTCCAATTACTGAGATCACGAATGCTAAAACCTACGCCGAACTAAAACACGAAATCCAAGAATACTTTCCCTATTTTGATGACAATGCGCTTGATGCGGCCCGTTTTGTCTTTGGTGTGCCTAGTACTAAAGCCATCTGGCATGATGGTAGCCAAAATGTGGACCAGTTCATGGTGGCCCAACGTTACTTTGAACAACAAGGAGTGGGGGGCAATTCATGAAGGCCAACGTAATGCAACCCTCTCTCACTTTGCTGGTCGCATCATTATGCGCCTTGGCAATACTGCTGAAGCCCAGCAAGCATTTCAAGAGGAAGCTGCCAAGTGCGATCCGCCACTAAGCAAGCAGGAATTAAAAACTATTTGGAATAGTGCTATTAAATTTGGCCAGCGGATGGCAAGCCAAAAGGGATATATTCCACCCGAAGAATACAACCAGCCTAATGATGAATTACAGCCGGCTGACTACTCGGATACTGGTGAATCTTATGTCTTTGTCAACAACTGCAAGAACCGAGTTTGCTACACCAATCAATCAGGATTCATGTGGTTCGATGGCAAGGTTTGGCAAGAGTCTGAACCCTTAGCTCTCGGTGAAGTCCAGCGCTTTACCGATAAACAATTAGCCGATTCCCAACTTCGAGTCACTCAAAGTTACCAAGCAATTCAGAACAATGGGGTCGCCAAGGCGTTTCAAACTATGGGTAAAACTAAAGCTAGTCGGACTTTTAACGATGAACAACAGGCAGCGTTAAAGAATTACGAAAATGATAAAGCTTACGAAGCCTTCATTCTCAAGGAACGCAGCACCCGTGGTATTAACGGGATCTTAACTAATTCTCGACCAAAGCTCGTCAAAGAAATCAACGAATTCGATGCCGATCCATTTTTACTGAATACCCCGATTGGTCCTTTCAATTTAAAGAAAGGGATGCACGGTCAACAGGATATTCAAGCAAGCAAATTAATTACTAAATCAGCTTCCTGTATTCCCGGTAATCAGGGAATGGACCTCTGGCAAGAAGCATTGAAAACCTTCTTCTGCAACGACCAAGCATTAATTAATTATGTTCAAGAAATCGTGGGTTTGGTAGCAATCGGTCAGGTTTACTTAGAAGCCCTGATCATTGCTTATGGCAGCGGACGAAATGGTAAATCAACTTTCTGGAACACGATTGCCAATGTGCTCGGTACTTACACCGGCCACCTCTCGGCCGATGCCTTAACGACTGGTGTCCATCGTAATGTGAAGCCAGAGATGGCCGAAGTCAAAGGCAAGCGGCTAATCATCTCCGCTGAACTAGAAGAAGGTAAGCGACTGAACACTTCCATCGTCAAGCAACTCTGTTCAACTGATGAAATCTATGCCGAAAAGAAATACATGAAACCTTTCTCCTTTACGCCCAGCCACACCATCGTGTTATACACCAATTACCTGCCCCACGTAGGTGGTAATGATGAAGGAATCTGGCGACGGTTAATTGTGATCCCCTTTAAAGCTACGATCGCTAAACGCAATGATATTAAGAATTACGCCCAGTACCTAACCGAAAAAGCTGGGCCGGCAGTCTTGCAGTGGATCATTGAAGGCGCACAGCGAACCATTCAGCAAAATTACCGATTAACTACTCCGGCGGCAGTCGAAAAAGCGGTCAATGCTTACCATGCTGATAACGATTGGCTAGGACATTTTCTTAATGAGAATTGTGAACTTGACCCCAGTTATGAGCAAAAGTCCGGTGACCTCTATCAAAAGTACCGTGAATACTGCCAAGGTATCGGTGAATATATCCGCAGCACAACTGACTTTTACACGGCCCTCAAAAATGCTGGCTTTCAACGTCAACACAAACAAAACGGTCGTTTCATCAAGGGACTGCGATTAAAAGTTGAGGCTGATGAATTCCTCAGTTGACTGTCATCGACTGTCACACTTTAAAACTCTAAAAGCTTGATACATCAGTGTTTACCAACCCTAATGACAGTCGTGACACTCTTTTACATTACTTGTATATAGGAATAAAAATAGAAAAAAAGAGTATAGAGAAGAGTAGTAAAACAACTGTCACGACCGTCATTAACCCTGACGAATCACCGATATATCAACGTTTAGGAAGGATTTTACAAATGTTAGAAAAACAAATCGAAACTGCTTTTGTCAAAGCTACCCACCAACGTGGAGGTCTTTGCCTAAAGTTCATCTCGCCATCTATGGCCGGAGTACCTGATCGATTGGTCCTCCTGCCTGATGGTCACATGGGCTTTGTGGAGATGAAGGCTCCTGGTAAACATCCCCGCCCGTTACAAGTGCAAAGACTCAACCAGTTAAAACAACTTGGTTTCCAAGTCTTTGTTTGTGACCAATTTGGACAGATTGGAGGAATGCTAGATGCAATACAAACCGCATGAATATCAACAATATGCAACTCGGTTTATTTTGGACCATCCCGTAGCAGCCATCTTGCTTGATATGGGACTTGGCAAGAGTGTCATTACCCTAACTGCTATTAAGCAGCTTATTCAGCAAGGTAAAGTTCAACGAGTATTAGTTGTCGCACCACTGCGCGTGGCAAAACAAACTTGGCCAGAAGAAATTAAAAAATGGGATCACTTAAAGGACCTCACCTACTCGGTCGTCACTGGTTCTAGGCTACAACGCATTAAAGCATTACAACAAGATGTCGACATTTATATCATCAATCGGGAAAACTTGAAATGGCTAATTGAATCCTCTGGTAATTCCTTTGACTACGACATGTTGGTGATCGATGAACTCTCTAGTTTTAAGTCTTACCGCTCACAACGCTTCAAAGCCCTCAAACGAGTACGACCTCTGATTAAACGCGTGGTTGGCTTAACAGGTACACCGTCGTCTAATGGCTTGATGGATCTGTGGGCGGAATTCCGCGTGCTGGACATGGGCCAACGGCTCGGGCGCTTTATCTCATACTACCGAGCCAACTACTTTGACCCTGACAAACGGAACATGTATCAAGTGTTTTCCTACAAACCCAAGCCAGGCGCTGAGCAAAGTATCTACCGTGCCATTGATGACATCACCATTTCTATGAAGTCCCAGGATTATTTAGACCTGCCGCCACTAACCATGAACACCATTCCGGTGAAGATGAGTGATAGTGAGCAGGCCATCTATGATGAGCTTAACGCCCAGCTAGTAGTTTCAACCCAGGGCAAACAAATCGATGCCTTGAATGCTGCTAGCTTGTCGAATAAGCTTTGCCAGATGGCCAATGGCTGTGTCTACGATGACCAGCAGCAGATTGTTCAAATCCACCAACGAAAACTCGATGCCCTTGAAGATTTAGTTGAAGCTGCTAATGGTAAACCTGTTCTGGTGGCTTACTGGTTCAAGCATGATCTAATCCAGATTAAGAGTCGTTTCAAAGTCCGTGAGATCAAAACACCCCGTGACATTCAGGACTGGAATGCTGGTAAGATTCCTTTAGCTTTGATCCACCCCGCTTCTGCCGGTCATGGTCTTAACCTGCAGGCTGGTGGTACTACCTTAATCTGGTATGGATTAACTTGGAGTCTGGAACTTTACCTGCAAACCAACGCTCGGCTCTGGCGACAAGGACAGCGTCAGCCAGTAGTTATCCACCACATTATCACCGAAGGCACTATTGACGAAAACATTCTGGCGGCTTTAAAACGTAAAGACAAAACCCAGCTAGCTCTAATCAACGCAGTAAAAGCCAACCTGAAAGGAAGTGTTGTAGCGTGAGTATCATGTGGAACTACTTAGACAAACGACGAGCAACCATCGCAGCCTTGAAAGATTACGATGGTATGAAGTTCATCATTAACTCTTACCAAGACGACTTGAAGCTAGCCAAGGAACAAATGATTGGTGTCAGTTCGCCACGCTACGGTTTCGTACCTGGCAGCAGTAAAAAAGATAACCCAACTGAGCATCGCCTGCTGCATGGCATCGATGAGACAACCAAGCTGAATGAACGCTACCAACAAGCCCAACTTTACTTCAAGTGGTTCGAGCCAGCCTGGCAAGAGTTATCTGAAGACGAGCGCTTTGTTTTAGATGTCTGCTATCGCACTCCAAACCAGTCAATGAACGAGGGACTAACCATCGTGATGGACAAGTACTTCATTGCGAAAACCACTGCTTACAATCGAAAGAACAAAGCACTCGATCACCTCACGCTCTTACTTTATGGATCCCATCATTAGAAAGGTAAAACGCAGAACAAACAATCGGCTTATCTATGTTACGATAGTAGTGTAGAAAATTAGGATAAAGGCATTTGCTTTATAACATTGAAGCCTAGCGGTGCAAACTGCTGGGCTTTTCTTATACCCTCAGAAAGGAGGAGTGTCATGCCTTACTCACCCAAGAAACCTTGTCGTTACCCCGGCTGCCCGCGACTAACCCACAACACTTATTGTGACGTCCATGCTAAGCAAGTCAGTTCTCACTACAATCGTTACCAACGACCAAAACGTAGTCGTCCGCGCTATCATCGTGGCTGGCCAAAGATCAGACAAAGGTACCTACTCCACCATCCCTTCTGTGAGATGTGCCTAAGCCAAGGAAGGTATACCCAAGCTACCGAGGTCCATCACGTTCTGCCTCTGGAACACGGCGGCACCAACGAGTTCAAGAACCTGATGGCATTATGTAAGCCATGCCACTCCCGCATCACCGCCCAGATGGATGATCGCTGGCATAAAAAGCCACGTCGATATCATTACTAAACCACGGAGGGGGCCATCAAATCCTTAAAAATTTTTCGCGCGGGAGCGGGCGTGGGCCTTCGCGTACAAAAATTTGATTTCAAACGGGGTATTAACCCCCACCATTAGAGAGGAGGGATAACTTGGCTAAAGATGGTACTAATCGGGGTGGCGCTCGGGTTGGGGCTGGCAGAAAATCTAAATCACTTCACGATAAGCTCGAAGCTGGCCAAGAAGCAACCGTCATCGATTTGCCAGAACCAGCTAATCTGGAAGGTCACGTGATGCCGCCAGTCAAGAAGTACCTCAAGGCCAAACAGAAGAATGGTTTAGAATTTGACGCCGCTGATATTTTCAAAGAAACCTGGGAATGGTTGGTCGAGCGTGGTTGTGAAAAACTAGTTAACACTCAATTGATTGAACAATATGCCGTTAGCGTCAGCCGGTGGATTCAGTGTGAAGAATGTATCTCTAAGTTTGGTTTCCTCGCTCGCCACCCTACGACTGGTAACGCAATTGCTTCACCATATGTTTCCATGAGCCGCGACTATATGAAACAGTCCAGCCAATTATGGTTTCAAATTTTTCAAGTGGTTAAGGAAAATAACGCCACAACTTATCAAGGATCAACACCACAAGATGATGTCATGGAACGGCTCTTAAGAAGCCGGAAAGGAATGAACTAATGAAATTTG